CCGTCAGCATTCCTGACATATACATCAGTCCTCCAATAATTGCAAAAGCTACTAGCGCTGGTATGTATTCGTGCTTATTGTTTTTCTTATTCCACAGCTCAATACCCCAACTTACCCCAAAAACACCTAGCAGTGCAATTAACCACCAGTTAATCATCTCTAAGACCTCCCATAGTTACTTCGTAAAGCGGTCTACCGACCTATGAAAATTGTTTGTGTATCTTCTGTAGCACCCCTTTCCCAGAAGTACCAACAGTGATTGTCTGTCCCCCTGACAAATTCGTGTTCCGTAGGTTTGTCCCGTGTAGGGCACCACCAACCTGTGTACTCAAGAGGTGAATTGGGTTTGTCCCCCATCAAAAAGACTCTTTGCCAGAACCACTTTTTTTCAGCCAACTCTTTAGTTAATACAGGGTCATCTGGCGCAAGGGTTTTAGTGACCCACTCAGACCTAAACCAAAAAAGTCTCCCTACCGACACTACCCTAGAACACCTTTTCATGTAGTCACTAAAGTAAACATTGTGGGCCATGTCTGCTGGTAGCAGTAACCAGGTAGGTTTAAGACTAACGAAGTGGTCAATCATAGGCAACAACACACCCTTAGTGTAAGGAGGATTACCGATGATTAAATCACACCCAGCAAGTTCATGTTTTGATAGGCACATAGCGTCCCATCGTGTAAACTCTCCTAAGAGACCTTCGGTCGACGTACTTTGTGCTAGAGGCTCAATGTCACTAGCCCACACACACCTAGCAGTATTACCAATCAAGTTAATCAACTGACCGGACCCACAGTTAGGTTCTGCATAAGTCTTGCCTTTGATAAACTCAAGGAACTTAGGTGGTAGTGCTTTAGGGTCTGTGGTTTCGTATAAGTCTCTAGGCATCTTCTCCATACTTGAGCGTTTACCCATCAGAAAAACCTACATAAACACTTAAAGACACTATAGTTGCACTATCTGGCATAATTGGGTTGCCAAGGTCCACCTCTTTAACACCCCCTAGTGTATCACCGTTATCTAAAACCACTTTAAATTTTCTTGGGTCCGTCACTACAACCTCTTTGATATAACGCTCACTCATCAGGTATATTCCCCCCGAAGCCTGTCCAGTGAGATAAACTCCGGATCATATGTTTATCCTCCACACCTACCCAAGCCTCCATTGATACCAAGGTTAGATAAGTCTCCCCACAGCATCGCCTCAACCTCATATCCTACAGAGTCCGACTTGATCCTCACAGCTTTACTGAACTCTTCAGCAGAGGGTTTCTTATAAAAAGTCTGAAACACAACATTCTTCATCCCACAAGGTTTATCATAAGTTAAAGCCCAAGAATGGGATTGGTCTACAGTGTTCTCAAGTTCATTCACTAGCATACTCCTTCTCAAGCCTACTCAGAGAGACCCACTCATGGTCATAGACCCCGTTCCCGATATTACGCTTAACTACCACACCAGTTCGCCACTCTCGGTTACTCTGACCCGCCCAAGTCTCTTCCGCTCCCTTGAAGCAGCCCACCACATGCCCAATAGTCGGGTTAGGGAAAGTAGCCCCTTGATAGTAATACCCGTATTTATGGCTATGACCGACACTGACAGAACATCCCACTTTGGATAGAAGAGTATAAGCATGGTGGATGCCTGAGATAGCAGCACCATAATTCCCACTAGACACAAAATGGCCGTAAAGCACACCATCGTAGTCAACGAGGGCGGGGCCGGAATTAACGTACTCGTGGTATTCATCGAACCAGTAGTTTGTTTGTAGATGCCCAAAGGAAATCCCGTGTTTCTTTCCCTCAAGTCTTGGGTCATGGGAGATAGCCTTTTTGATTCGATTCTCGTGGTTCCCTTCAAACCCGTAGAACTTAGGTCGCTTCCTCTTAGCTTTCTTGAATGGTGCCCTAATACGTTCTTGAGCATCGTTATAGTGTTCAATATCTTTTTCATAGGACTGACTCACAATAGCTTGAGGGTACCTAGTGTCAAAACTGTTGAGGCTCTTCATGTCAGCCCCATCCCCCAAGTCAACTACATAATCGGGACGTAGGTCATAAAGGAACTTACCAAGCCAATCGAACCTTTCGTTACTCACACTAGGGTCTGAATGGGCACAGGAAAATACTACTGCTGTTCTACCCACCATGATTCACCTCCAGTGGTTCCATGTTAGTATCAAAATACTTCTTGACCTCATAGGCTTCATCCATAGTCTCATACCAATAGTTGACCTGAAGTACTTGACCGTTCTCTTCAATCTTACACACTAGCATTGCATCAGCATCAGGTGGGATACCCATCTCCCAAAGCTCTTCCTCTGGGAAGTCATCTCGAAGGTAAGGCCCGTCAACTACACCCCAGATAAGAACCTTGTTTTCTACCGTAGGTTTCTTAGGTGGCCCCTTACCTAATAGTTTCTTCAGCCATTGTATCATGAGTCTTTTCCTTCTCGATAATCCGCAGCACCGTCTTCATACCCAAAGTCATAAGCCTTTTTGATAAGGTTTAAAATACGGTCATTGTCAGGCCAATACCCAAGTTTACGAATATCCCACCACAGCTCTTCTACAAGACTATCTTTATTCATCAACCCACTCCTTAGGTATTACCTTATCTGAGTATTTAAACCCGTGTTTCTCACACCAACCCGCATAAGTTGTGGATGAGTTCTTGTTGAGCTTGTTGTTGCTGTTACTAAAGACAAACCTAATGTCTAATTCAGGGTGCTGCTCTTTAATGCGAAGGTGCTTGCTTCTGTCACTTGATGTAAACCTCCCTTTAGTCTCAATGATGATACCATTAGGCAACTCAAAGTCCACGAGATATTTGCTAGGCTTCCTTTGGTATTCTACCTTACGATTCTCATACTCATAAGCTACACCCAAGTCATCTAACTGGCAAGCTACCTTATACTCTAGTCCTGACCTGAAGTCACACCTTTTGGGGGTTCCCATAGCTCTCCCTCCCATTGTTGCAGGTGCAGAAGCCTTCCGTTCTCTACAACCCTTTCATAGTCACCCTCGTAGGCATCAAGACATTTCTTGAACAGTTCTTCCTCTGTAGTGGCATCCCCTAGAAGTTTCTGTGCCTTCTTAGGGCCGATCCCATGGATACCCGGAATATTGTCAACACGGTCCCCTGTAAGAACTTGCTCATAGAAAAACCTCAAGGCACTCTCAGGTGTGTTCTCAATAAACTCATCTTTAACGAAGTTGTATCTCCAGCAAGGAACAGTATCGAAGTCCTTGTCCACAGAGACAATCACTGTAGAACTCATGTTGCCTTTGTACGCCTCAATAGAGATAGCATCATCCGCTTCACACCCTTGAGTGACTTGTGCTGCCCACTGAGACTGAAGATAGTCCCTACAGTGTTGGTAGTGGGTAGGCTTTACAGTGTCCCTACGGTTTGCTTTATACTCCTCAGTCTTGGCTATGTCATACCTAAAGTTTCCCTTTCCTGTAAGCCAACAGTAGAAGTTATTGCCGTGAGGAAACACCACAGTCTTGCCTATAGTGTAGTCCATAATCTGGTCCAATACCTTATCAGCTTCTTCTGGTGGTTTGTCTTGAGTAGAGAACGCTGCCCGATATACAAGCACGTCGCCGTCTACGATCACCTTGGTTATTCTGTCTGGTTTACTCATTTTGCTACTGTTAAGACCTCCGTACAAAAGTCAAAGTTGCACTCATGCTCGACATCATACTTAAGCCCACAATTAGGACAAGCCCACAGAAGGTCAGGCCCAATTTCTACAACAAAAAAGTTGCTGCGGGGTTCAAGAGGTAAATTGCACTGTGCACAAGGGTCACCCTCAAAGAAAGACTCACACATGCTTCACCTTAAAGATCAGTCTTATAGATTGTTCCACGAGAAGTAAGCAACTGTAACTGCTCACAGTCATAGCCAGCCTGTTCAGTAATCTTTACGAGATACCACAACCAACTATGAACATCCAAGTCCTCTACGTGTTTGCTGTAGGAGATGACTTCAGCATCACCAAAGTCTTCCTCCTCATACGAGATTGTTGTTATCACTTTAGGCATTCTTAAAAGTCATCCTCTTCAAAAGGTGTGTCCGAGAACTCAACAAGGTTAGTGATACCAAGAGCCTCAAGTCGCATGTAGCGAGGTTCAAACCGAACCTTACTCTCAGTGCCATTACCGATAGGACCAAGCTCCTCGTAGTCATAGTCCACAACGGCATCATCCTTAAAGACCTTGACACCGGGGACACCGCCCTTGTCCATCTCTTTGATCTCACCTTTCTTGTCACGATACTCACGGATGTCGTTAAGTTTACGCTTCAGTTGGATATACTTACCGATGCCAAAGTCTTCGTTACCATCCTTGATGCGAGACATCTCTTCGCCAGTCTTGGGGTTAGTTACCAGAGGCTCGAAGCCTTCATATTCCATCAGGTAAGCGATCTGTTCCTCACTGGTGAAGTAGCAGTTGACCTTAGCTTCAGGGTTCTTAGCCAGTTCTCTTAGCCATTTCTGATCGCTGTTGGCATCACCACGGTCAAGATCGCTAGGCTTACCAATCAGAGAGGTGTCAACCTCGACATCCCCTTCATAATTGCCACTTAAAAAATCTTCCTTGCTGACCTGTTCACCCGTCTCTTTAATTACATATCGGGTGTGGTCAAGTACCTTGGGATATTCCAGAACCATGTCAAGTGTCATAGTGTGGCCGTTAGTTTTCATGTCTCATCCTTTAGTTACGATAGTGATTCTCTGTTGCGCCCTGTATAGTATTATAAGTACTTTTTCACCGGGATTATTCAGGTTTCACAAGATAAACCTTCAGTGTTGCAAAAGTGACTCACCCTAGCGCGTGAGCGCGTCGATGCTCTGCATCTTTTAATGCACTGAGGCGTAATCCGGGCCAAACTCAGCATCAGCACCAATAGTCACATTAAGTTTCAATGTCTCGTTGACCTTCCTCATAGCTTCTTTAAGCAACTCCTCTGTCTGTTTCTCTTGTCCTTTGGGTACACTGAAAAGAACCTCATCGTGGTAATTTAGTGAAATCTTAACACCCATACGTCTCATGTTTACTACCCATAGATTAAAGATGTAGTCACCTGTAGATTGATTTAACGTTGAGAATACATCACGTTCACTCCTAAGACTGTGGTAGAAACCACTAACAGGATTCTTCAACCACTTACTACCATCCCGAAGTGTCTTGACATATTGATCTTTCTCCAGTTTCAGGATAGCCCAGTTGAGTTTCCAGAAGGCATCTAGGAACTGTTGTGCTTCTCTTTGTGTCATACCTGTTTCCCTTGCCAGCTTCGCTACACCAACCTTATATGTGCTAGAATAGTTTGTAGTCTTGGCTGGTGCCCTCATAGCGTCCAGAACCTCAAACCTTTGCCGATCTTTGTTGCCGATCCCATGAACTTTACAATCAACGTAGAACTC